GGGCGCTAGATGCAATGTAATAACCTAAGAGGGTAAGATAAGTCATTTAGGATACTTAGCCTTTACTGCCAGACATTCATCAATGTATGCCTGCGCTTGTGCTGTGTCGCCTTTGACTATTGCGTCTAAGTAGTCAGCCGCTGGAGGATATGCTGAGGCACGTAACTCTTGATATGACCTTGGTATTTCTAGTGTTGCTGGTGCATCTTCATGCTCTGTCACTTCGCCTGTTACTAGGTTATGTTCATATCTCATTTAAAACTCCCAACTTATTGAAGCAGAACCAGCATCAAAGGCATCTGTGCCGTTAATAGTCGTTAAACGAATGCGGTCAAGTGTTCCAGACAATACTCTACCACCAGACGATATGGAGTGATGAGCATCAGTTTGCCTAGCTGTTCCTCCAATAAAAGTCCAACTTCCATTAGAGACTTCCTCTAAGCTTAACGTGAATGTTCCGTGGTGTTCCGCCGAAGCTGAATCACTGTAACTCCCAAATCCTATTGTCGTTTGAAAGCCATTCACTGAAGGCCCAGTATAGCTATAGGTAGATACATACCCTGATGTTTGTATTCCTCCCGACGTTCCTATTTGAACTAATAGCGAAGAAGTTCCGTTTACACTAACCCCAGCCAGCATCATTGACACACGCTTAACCCCAGCAGGTATCCCAGTGAAGTCAATCGCAGTGCCAGAGGTTGTGGCTACTGCTGTGCCTAAGTTAATATTAGCAGACCTCTCAACCCCAGCGTCATCCTTGTAATAAAGCAACTTATCATCTTTAGGATAGAGCACAGTTTGTCCTGCCAATGGAGTGCCGGGTATGCTAGCGCCTGAAGTGTTGCCTAAGGTTAAGTCTGTACTAGTTAATGATGCAGCCATTATTTAATCTCCAATCGAGCCGCAGCGCGTGCGTCTTTGATGTTGTTCGGCATAACCTCGCCACTGTCTGCTTGCCTTAGCACCATCCAGTCTGTTGAGGCTAGGTAGGCTTGGGCTGTTGCGTTAGCTTGGCTTTGGAGTTCTGTTGCTGAAGGTTGTGTTGCCGGTGCATCTTCATGCTCTGTTACTTCACCTGTTGCGCAGTTGATTTCTTTTCTCATGTTAAAACTCCCAGCTTATGTTAAATTCGCCAAGGTCAAATGCGTCTGTGCCGTTGGATGTAGTTAGCCTGATCCTGTCTAAGCCACCCGGCAAAGTTACATTTCCACCACCGACAACTGAATAAATTTGAGAAACCCAAGCCGCTGTCATGGACATAACCCACAAATTAGTAGCAGGGTTTAATAAAAGCAGCGTCATGCTACCGTTAATATCTTCTGAGGCTCCACCTTGCGAGAAACTAAAGCCTGACGAGTGTGCATACCCCAACGGCGCGCCCCCTAAATAATTTGTCGCCCCTTGGTACCCTGTGCCCACAACTCCAGCACTTGTTCCAAGTCTTATTTGTGGCTGTGCTACACCATTTATGCTTACTCTTTTAAGCATGCAAGTAACCCGCTTAACACCAGCAGGTATCCCAGTAAAGTCAATAGAAGTGCCGGAGGTTGTGGCTACTGCTGTGCCTAAAGTAATGGACGTGTTAGTTGTTGATGGCACTAACGTAGTTGCCGTAGTAATTACCGTACCCGTCTCATCAGGCAACGTGAGCACTCGGTCAACATTGCTGTTTGGGCTGGCTACTGTAAAAACACCTGTGCCGGAGGCGTTGCCGGTTATCGCTACTTTACTCATTAAACCCCCTGTGGCATTGCTGCCTTAATTGCGTCTGCTGTAGTTGCCGCGTTAATAGCTGTTTGCATGTCGTCATACTTAGTACGAACAACAGCACGGGCTTCTTCGGCTGCTACGGCTTCTGAAGGAATGGTTGCTTTGATGTCCAGCGGAGCAAACTCAACTGAACGAGCAGCGCGGCGTACATCATGTGCAATGTCTTTGGCTTTGCTTATATTCACTGTAATCATGTCATCTCCCATGCGTTGCGGAATGTGCGGTCAGAGGGCACATCAGCCACATCTACCACTTGATAATCTTTACCTGTAGGTACTGCCTTGAGACATTGCTCTAGAGTTGCGCCGGGCGCTGGGACGATGATTGAGACACCGCCTTCGTCATTTGAGAAGATAATTCGTTTGTTGTCCATGATAATTCCTTTTAAAAATTAGCTGAAGATGGTAAGTTGACCAGCTGCTGTATCTTCCATGGCATAAGAGGGGGGTATGAATATCCCGTGTTTATACGCACTGATGTCGTTAAAAAGGGGGTTACTACAGACGATTGTCTTATCATTGCACCAGTAGCACCTGAAGCGGTATAAGCTGCGGAAGTAGATGCAGAATAATTTACATCCTGCATCGCAGTAGTAAAGTTAACCGTGTAATCACCCGGCCCGTTATCGGTAATAGTGCTAACATTACCAGCAGCCCTAATAGCCACCGTTCCAGTGCCGTTGAAATTAACCCAAGCCCTGCAAGCATAAATAGGGGCTGCGCCTGTGGCGTTTAATGCTCCAGTGATACGTGCAGCAGCAACATCACCCGTTAAGTCTTCACCATCAAATCCCGCTGTTGAGTCAATGTCCGGCGTTGTAATGCCAGTTGTCCCATTTAATATAATTGCCATTTGTATTCCTTAAAGTATAACTAAGCGAGAGCCGGTGGGAACAGTAACAGTGATGCCAGTGTTAATTGTCAGCGGCCCTGTTGTCATCGCATTCTTACCAGTGGTGAGTGTGTAGTCGGCAGTTACGGTCGGTGTGTTCTCGTAAAAAACATCGTCAGCACCGGAACCAGTTGCACCACCACCCACTTGAACCACAACACCTCCTACGGTTTTTGTGAATAACTTACGGTCAGTAGTGTTAACAGCTAACTCACCAGCCGTTAGGTCACCCACTGCGGGAACAGAACTGGTTGTTGAACTGTTTTTGAGAATAATTGTATTTGCCATTAGTAAGTTCCTCCGTTAATGGTCGATGTGTTAATAAGTCCGTTAGTCACTGCAATAGGCCAAGTGCCGGTAGCGTTTGCTCCACCTACATCTGCCTTAGTTGTTAAGTCCAGCACTGCCCATGAAGCCACAGTGCCATTAGTTGTCAGATACTCACCGCTATTTCCAGTTTGGTCGGGTAGAGCATCCACTGCCGCCCATGAAGTAACAGTACCATTAGTTGTTAGAAACTCGCCGGTGTTGCCTGTTTGAGCCGGTACAGCCACAAGAATAGCAGCCGATAAGTCAGCAGGTTGTGTAGCTGAGTCTGCCGTAGAACCTTGAGCTGCCGTAGCGTAGTCAGTCGAAGCTGTGGTAGCCGCAGTACCCAATCCAAGGTTAGTACGTGCAACACCGACATTAAGTAAGTCGCTAAGATTATTGGTTTTAATTAAAGCAATCGACAAAGAAGCATATGCATCAAGCCAAGCAGAACTATCCCACACTTTCATTGACTCATCTACAGTGTCAAAGTACAACGCACCAGTAATTAACGCATCACCGTCATTGTTCGTTGTAGGTGCTGTACTTTTTGGGCCTAAGTAACGGTCATCAAAAGAGTCGTAAGAGGCTGCAGATTCAGCGGCGCTGTTAGCGGAAGCCGTGGCACTGTTGCCTGAAGTTGTGGCACTGTTAGCCGAAGCAGTGGCGCTATTAGCTGAAGCAGTTGCTCTGTTGTCAGAGGTACTCGCACTACCGGCTGCATTTGAGGCGCTTAGAGCTGCTCCTGTGGCTGAGTTAAATGCAAGTACTGCTTGTTCTGTTACATCAGCTATAGCCGCATCTGTGTTACTATCTCCTGCGCCGCCTATTCCGCGATAGATTGCCATATCATTCCTTTGTTGGTTTCTTAACTACAGGTTTCTTTTCTTTATCTTTAATTACTTCTACAAAGTCAGGGTGTTCTCTCATCTGCTTAATATCATAATCTAAAGTAAAGGTAACAATAGAACCACCTTGTTTACATACAAATTCAACCATATATTCTCCTTGTTTGTAGAATTCACTTTTGTAAATAAACTCTACAAACATGAAAGGGGACTCCCTAAAGAGTCCCCAGTCTAGCTATTAACCAAGCATTGCGAAAGCAACACCAGCGTCATCACGCAACTCTTTAACACCGTACAACGTGTCAGCAGTGTATAATGTAGCCAAGAAGTCTTGCTTGTACTGAGTCTGTGAGCGAACGCCCATCTGCTCTGCAAAAACAAAGGCTTCTTTGTGGAACATCAAACCAATGCGGTCAGTTACAGTAGAAGAGGTAGCAGCGTTGGTAGACACGTAAACCATCATACCATATACGTCACCAATGCGACCGTTATGGATAGTGTTACCTGAACCAGTATCACCGACAAAAGACTGCTCAGTGAAACGGGCAATACCCATCATCACGTTACGGCCTACAGGTGGCAATACAATAGAACGACCGTCCATTGGCACATCAGCATCATCCAACTTCTGAATCATCTTGCGAATACCAGCGTCAGTCAATGCAGTACCAGCAGTAGTACCAGCAACGTAAGCAGTAGAACCGTCACCAGCCAACACAGCGCCGTTGTAGGCAGAAGTACCGTTACCACCTTGTAGGCTTGCACCTAGTTCGATAATAGAGGTATCAACTTGCTTGCCCAAAGCGTAGCCAGCGTCAGAAGTGTAGAAACGGCGCATAGATGACAAGGCTTGAACTTCAGCAATGTCTTCAATGAAACGTGAGTATTCAAAATGCTGGTTAACAACAACTTGAACTTCAGTCTCAGTAGCAGCAATCAAAGTAACGGCGGTAGAAGCAGCTTTAGCAGAAGCAGTACCGCGCGTTGGCTTTGGAATGTGCAATGTGTCGCCCTTTTTGCCCTTGAAGGACATCTTGGAGACAAGGTTAGCCATAACTAAGTTTTGCTTGTAAGCAGCAATAACTTCGTCAGACCAGATTTCAGGGATAAATACAGCACCAGTTGCTTTGGTAACTTGGGGGGTAGGATAGGCCATTTTAATTTCCTTTTAGTTTAAAAATTTTACTTTACCCGACCCTCAGCATATGCAGCCATAATTTCAGGTTGTAATGCTTGATAGCGGTCAGGATTTCTTTGCATGAGATCAATGATGTCAGCGCGGCGGTATGTTTTCTTGAGACTCTCGCCAGAACCTGTTGAACTACCTGTTGAGGCAGCTCGTATTGCATTTGATCGTGTAGCCTTCTCTGCTTTCACTGTGTTATTAACAACTTGTGTTCTTTCTTTCCAAGTTGACAGTAACTCATGTGCTGCATCAAAGTCATACCGTTGATCTGCTCGTTGAAACAATTCCTTACGCACATTGCTCTTTGTAATCCACTCTCCAAACCCAGCGTCTTGCAACACTTCTTGGAAATCAGGGTGAGATTGCTTGAGGTTAGCTAGGGCTTCCGCCTTTGCCATCTGCGCTGTATATTGTTCAGCTTGCTTAATCTTTGGATGTTTATCAATAGCCCGTGCAATGGCTTTATCTGGGTCTGAGAAGAAATCTAGTTCCTCTTCGACATCGGGGGCTTTGTTGACGGTTTGAGATTTGACAAAATCATCAACCACACGGCGTAATTCACCGACTTCACTACCCTGCTTGCCCATAGCTCTTTCAGCTTCTTGGTGCATACGAACAATGTCTTTTACGCTCTTGTTCCTATACTTTTCAGGTATGTCGTCTTCTTCAGGGGGTTGAGAAATATCCTCTTCAGGGGTCTCTACCTCTTGTTCCTCATTAATTGAGCTGAATTCGTCTGGTTGAAGGTCATCACCCTCGTCTAAAAATGTTGCCATGTTTTCTCCGTACATAGAATGTATTGTGGAAATTAAAATAACCCTTATACCTATTCGGTGGGGCTGTACTTCTTCTCTGCTTTAATCTTTTCGTTTCGCTTCCGTTCCCATTGCGCATGTGCGCCGGGAAAATCTCCGGTCACGCCCTCAAGTTTGACCATAGGAGTGCTAACTATGCGATTAGCAGGTTGACCACATACCTTACAATTGGTTATCCGGAGTTCGGAGTCAATATATGCATCGGTAAGGTGGTCGCTTGGGCAGATAAACTCGTAAATACGTTTAGTCATCGGCATCTTTCTCAAAATCTTCGTAGCTGTTTTTAATTGAAGATTCGTATTGAATGATACGTGATACCGCTTCGAGTTGTCCGCGCCTATGCCAGAATTGTTTTTCATCTTGGATAGTAGTAATATCCTGAAGCATTTCCATATTGTCGGAGATATCTTCTATATATTGCTTCCATCCCGGAGTCGTAAACAAGTCCAGTAAATTCTCGTAATAATCTTGTAAATCTTTATCCATCTCTTTTTCCTTTCGTTGTTAGGAGAGATGTTGTTATTATACCACACTTTGTATAAAATGTCAAGTGTTATTTGCAATTAGTTGGGGGTTTTCGACACACTACCCCCGGAGTGCTAACGGCCCTAGGGCTGTCTAATTACATATCATTATTCGCCATCATGCTACCGTCAGGCATTCTGTGCATTCCGGGCTTTGCTTTGTTTTGCATCTGCATTGTGGCAATTCGCTCATTGCTGTCGATGTCCTCTTTCTTTAACAACAACTCAGCCATTCTGAAGCGTTGCTCCATTGCTTTCTCATCGCCGCCGCCTGTATCTAAGTTATTAGACAAAGCCGCTACCAATTTAGCCTGAGCAATCTGTGGTGCAATCTGCGTATCAACTTGCGTTTCTTGAGCTTCTGCATTAGTCTTAGCGATTTGAGCCTGTAGCAATTGCAATTGAGCTTGTACCGTTGCCATCTGCATCTGCTGTTGAGCTTGTTGCATCTGTTGTTGTTCAGGTTGTGGTTGGTTTATTTGCTTCAACTGTTCCATCAACTCTTCACGGTTTGTTAAGCCCATGTTGTCAATAACGCTAGATACCAGCATTGGGTACATAGGGCTATCTTGACCTAACGTCTGCAACAACTGAACAAGTTGGGTTACTTCGTATTCACGGGCGATAACACCAAGTGAGGATGAAGGCACAAACTTATAATCAGACACAGGATAGTTATCTGGGTCAAACTGCATGTAACGCCACGCTGTCTTCTCAATCATTGGTATCAGGAAGCTCTCTTGGAAGTTAACCAAGGTACGCTTGTGACGTTTAATGATTGCACCTAAAGACATGGACACCGCACCGGCAGCAGCCTCGCCATTAATAGAGCCGGGGATACCAGCAGCGTCAATAGCGCCTGTAGCCATCTGCACCATTTTCTGCAACTCAGCGGCTTGGGCAAAGGAGACTTGATCTAGGTTACCAAACTTGAATGGTTGCAAGATTTCAGATGGGTTACCGTTAGTAAGAATAGTCTTGCCGGGACGAATCTCCAACTTAGCACCACGAGGCATACGAGTAGCGTCCATAGCCATCATAGGATGCACTGTGAGGGCTAGGGCATCGATACGGGCACGTAGCTCTGCATCAAGGGCTTTCTGGCTGTTGTAGCCCTTCTCACAGACCCCACGACCCCAGAACCTGCCGGGTACAACGTCCCAAGGGAAAGCCACAACAGGACGGTCTTGCATCATGTAGGGGTTTTCTTCAATCTTAAGCAGTTGGCCTTCGTTAGCAATAACAATGATTACTTCAACGTAGCCCTTTTCTTCTTCTTCGTCCTCATCGGTCTCTGGGTCAATCTCGCTATCTAGGTCATCTTCGTCATCTTCGTCTTTTGAGAACTCTTTTAACGTAGCTGTGTAGATGTGGCGGGGGATTAGGCCATAATACTTGGTTAGACGCACCTTGTCGTCATCGTAGGTACTTAACTCTTTGTCGGGTTCAATATCTGTGTCGGTATCAGCGTCTTCTAGCTCAACATCCTTGTAGATACCGGAATCAATACCCATTTGAACCTGATGACGAGGCACAAACTCATCAATAATGATACCTAAAGCATCTTCAATGGTGGAGGCTACTGGGTCAATCAAGAAGTTCTGCGGTTGAACAGGTCGCAGCTTAACTACAACACGAGTTTCAACGGTAACGCCGACTGCTTGCATTGCACCTTCCATAATAGGTTGCGTTGCTGGCTTCATCTCGTTAACTTCTTCGATAACCAACTCAGCCATACCCGTTCCATACACGGCAGCATTGATTAAAACCTCACCAACAGCCTTGCGGGTCTTAGTAAAGTTAAAGTCTTCTGATAGTTGCTCACGTAGGTAGGCAATGTCTTTGCTATCGGGGTCTTTGTGGTCATCTTTAATGTCAAACCACTTACCACGCCCAAAGGTTGCCTCTTCAATCTCGGCTACTGAACTCTCAACGGCTTGCTGGAGGGCAGGAGAGATCAATTGCGACCGCTCACTCTCACGAATCTTGTCTTCAGCGGCCCAAATACCACGCCACAGACGGTAGTATTCATCAAACTTTTTCTCATAGTTACTAGAGTAGTGGTCGCGCCATTGGTCGGCCTTATCGATGACCCAACTTTCGGCTGTCTGCTTTATATACTGCTTATCTTTTTTATACATATTAATATCCTGCCGTAGCGTCCATAGGTTCGTAGTCATCTTCCTCAAAATCAAACACATAAGCTACTTTAGCCAGTTGTTCAATGTATGAGAGTGCGTCAATTAAATCGTCATGTACTAACTTGTTGGGGAATTGAAACAGTTGGTCTAAGAACTCAGCGTTCCAATCGCCTTTGTTCAACGTAACGTAGCCATTCTCAAAACGACCTTGCAACGACCAAACAATACGATCAGTCTTCTTTTTGTTACCGTGAGTTAACTCATCAACCCGGAAGAATGTCTGAGTCCGTTTCATAACGTCTGACAGATAAGGCATCACCGCTTGTTTAGCAATACCTTTCTCAATCCCGACTGCCACCGGCTCATACTTAGCAACAGCATCGAATATCTTCTTGGCTGTCTCTCGTACATCCCAGCGTCCGTATATGATGTTCTCTACATACCAGCCGTCTTCGTTTGCTTTAACAATGGCAATGGCTGTGTTGTCCAGCCTCTTGTTCTTAACACCCTTACTGCCTTCTTCTTCAAAGCCAGCCAAGTCACAGGCAATGTAATATTCGCCCTCTTTTGGTGCTTTCTTGTCGAACTTAATCCACTTCTCGTTAAACAACTCACCACCCGCAGCCTCAAAGGAAGCTAAAAATTCTTGACGGAATGCAAAAGATGACATACTGGTTTTAGCAGCATTAATCTCTTCAGGGTCAAGTAGGGGGTTATCAAAGGAGGTGAAGTGGAAGCCAGCAAAGGTTGGGTCATCGCCTGACATCCCATGCTGATACAAGTCATAGAAATGATTGCGTCCCATCGGTGTACCAATAAACAAGGCATCACCCTTCAAGTCAGCTAGTGCAGGTCGTAGGATTTGCTCCCAGACCTCTGGCTTCATGTCGGCATACTCGTCCATAACCAAAAACTTCAAGGACACCCCTCGCATAGTCTCTGGTCGGTCAGCACCCTTCAGGCTTATCATAGAGCCGTTAATCAATTTGAACTGGAGGTTATTAACGTGGCTACTGGCGATAACACTATGCCCCACCTCTAGGATGGTCTGCCACATAATGTCTCTAGCTTGCCCCTGTGTAGGAGCAACGTAGAACACTTGTCCTTTAACGCTTTGAAGCGCCCTTACAATTAGAAGGTACGCCGCTAACCTACTTTTCCCCGTTCGCCGTCCAGCAGCAACAACCTTAAATCGCGTAGGGTCGTTCCATACTGTCTGTTGCCACGGAAGAAGGTCAATGTTTAATTCTGCCATTACCACTTACCCTCTGTGTAGATAGTCTTAGTCCCATCCTTTAAGGCGTTTAACTTTTGTTTGTTATTGTGCCCTTGCTTATAAGAGCAATGAATCCACCCGCTGTGCATATCGCCAGCATGATAGAATTCTAAGATTAGTTGCTTAAAGTCTAGGTTATGTGCTATCCATTGAGCCATTACTCTGTTATCCTGCGAGTGAACTTCAAAGTCGGCAGCACATCCTAGGCAATGGTCGCTCGTAGTAGAGCCGCCAATGGCTTTGTTTAACTCAGGACTACGGTAGCCACTAGAAATGGTAATAGGGCCAAAGCGGTCTCGTACAGGCTGCAACACAAAGGTTACAAGCTCTTGGAGGTTATCTGTTACTTCTTTAGTGGGGGTGTTGTCGATACCTAAGCGTTCTGCTGTAGGTGACGTTGTAAATTCAGATAAACTGAAGTTGTTGCTGAGTTTCATTAAAAGCCCTTTTTGGCTAACACTTTCTCAAGTAAGCCACGCAAGCCGTAGATAACCACGATCATGCCAATAATAACATACTGATACCATTCCGGCATCTTATCCATAACACCAAACCCCGCCAGCGCGTAATTTTCTAAGCCGGGTATAAAGGCCATAATCATAGGAGCTAGGAACACAATGAGAATAACCTCATCCTTCCAGCTCTTTGACATGTTCTCCATCGCTAGGCGGTCGAGATCGTAGTTCTGTTCTTGTGCTGATGCTTGTCGGTCGGCGGTGGCTTTGATAGTAACAATCTCGGCCTCTGTCTTGGCTTGAGCTACCTTCTGTTTGTTATCTAGCCAGTTACCGCCTATCTGTACAAGCGTAGTTAATAAGGGTATCATATGGTAGGTTCGAATCCAGTGGTGTTTAAATCCACAGGGTTTTGAGATAACTCCCTTGTCCTGCGGTTGGTTTCGTTCTGATCTCGGAGTGAAAACCCGTAGGCTTCATCCATTCTACGTTCCATGTGCGGTTTACCCGGTTTGAACCACATGTCAGTAAGCGCTTGTGTTACTTGTTTGTAATCACCTGTTTTAATTATATCTCTTAGCTTTGAAGCGTTGCCGTGACCTATTTCTTTTTTACTATCCCCATAGATGGTATCCATGAAATAGTTAATCTGGTTTTGAGCGCTGTCTACATATGAGTTTATATTTAGATATTTCTCATAGTTGTTTAACTTACCTTTAGGGTCAAACTGTAATAACCCTTGAGCTGGTTTAGATGCACCCCGTTGCTGTTGTTTATGGTCAAAAGAGTTGCCGGTTTCGACCGCTATGTTAGCCAAGAGAGCTATCTGTGCTGCCTTTGGTAAGCCTGTGTCTCTAACCATTCTTTCAACATCTTGTCGCTTTTCACTCATAGGGTACGTCCTCAACATCTTCATTACCGTCAATAATTGTGGGGGTATCTCCATTGCCAATACCGTTAATGGTAATAGAGACAGCAGGACGACCGCCGCCAAGTTTGTCTTTTTCGAAGTAGGACATTGGTAACATCCTGTCGATGAGGAGTTTCCATGCCGCTGATTGATTCTTATGTTCATCATCTAATGCCGCTTTCAAGATTGCATCTATAACCTGTTTGCTCTTAGGCGATGCCAGTAACCTAGCCTTAAACTCCTCGATGGCTGCTGCGTCACCTTTGGGTCTACCTACTGGTTTCTTCTTAACTGCGGCTAAGTCGCTCTTGGTGGGGCGACCTGCTTTTGTTCTTTGTATGGGTTTATCCATTTCTGGGACTCCTTGTGTTACTATATAGTCTATATAGAGGTTGCTTAGAAATATCGTTAAAGACAAACCTATATAGTGATGAACGTTAGAGCGGTTGCTTAGAAATATCGTTAAAGATAAACCTCTCTACTTTCATACTTCTATATAGTACAAACTCTAAGTAGACATTATATCACACTTTTGCTAAAAAGTCAAGTACTTTCTTCACTTTTCTGTTGTTTATTTACCACAGACAGCGGTCGAAATCGTCACCTATGCGACACTTA